TATTATAAGCTATATAAAGATTGCTGTTAGCGACTATACCGTCAAAAGCAACCGTAGTAGACGGGGAATAACCATTGGAGATATCTGTAACAGCGCTCACATAAGTAGGAGTTTGTGTACTAATAGCAATATATGATAAGTGATGCGCACCGCCAACGGGGGTTGTATATAATATAATAAAATACGGACCCATTAAGAATACACGGGGGGTCCCATATGTTGGATCGGCATTCGGTAATAAAGTAGGGGCTACAATGTTTTGACCCGTTGTAGCATCTAAAATTACATATTTATAGGCTGGAGTGACAGAACCCCCAGATGGTATATAATCTGTATAGGCTACACAAGCTATGCCATTTGTAGCTGTTACGGAATCTGCTTGCCCTTGATATGTCCCATTTCGGACTGCAGGTAATGTCGTTAAATCACATGGCAGGATCGAGCCTTTATTAACCCAGCTAGAACTTCCTGTTGAATATGATTCTAACGTTGTACCTAAAGCGGTTAAATCTCCATTAAATGTAGTCAAATAAGCAGGTGTTTGCGCAGGGAGTGGGGTTAATGCACCAAAACCATTACGTTTCTTTAGCTGACCGCCTTTGTCGAATACAGAATTTTGCAATGACAAGAATTTGCCAGGTTGAACCCTAAATGGATCAGTCTTGGTATCTAGCCCTTGAGCAAAACTAATGTCGATGGCTTGTTTATTCAACATGAATCCTACAATTCGTATACAATAAGTTGCGCATTCTCTAAGTATGCGGTAGCGAAATTTATATTAGACGAAGATACGTACATATATAAGGTGTAATCATAAGTTCCTGGGGCGGATTGAACACCGTAATCAATGGCAGATAAGTTAATAGGAACAGTGTAAGTATAATTATTATCGTATGTAGAAAACGCAACTTCAGAGAATGATACCTGTCCGAACGCGACATTTCCGAAACCGGCCCTTGTTATTAGATAAAAAGCGCTCATGGCCCATGATTGTGGAGCTCCTGTACCGTTTACGGTTCCAGATACGCCCATAAATCCAGCAGTTAGCGCAGAAAATTGTGACTGTAAGCTGATGGAAACAGGTCGTCCGCTTGTAACTATCTGAAGGGTAGCTAAATTAACGGGGGAGGTACTTGAAGTAGAAGCATTAACATTTACTACGCCGATCCCCCCGGGTACATTTGAATTTATAGTTCGGGTTCTGCTCACGGCAATGGCATTGGCACCCGTAGCAGTCATTGTCTGACCTATAGCATTAGCGCCAACAGCAGTCATATCTTGACCCACTGTATCGTAACTAATACTACCCATATTACCAGAGGTATCTAATACCATTACTTGGGTATTTCCCGAACTATTAAATGGGGGCAAAGTAAGAGTGTAACTGGAAGCTAATGAACTTTGGGGTTCAAGAGTTACAAAATTAGATCCAGATATATTATTTCCGAATAACACAGAACCGGCTTGGATATTTGCCGGCGTATTGGAGGCTTCATTAACAACTAATACACCGCCAACAAATGAAGCCGTTGCTGTTCCGCTAGAGATTCCGGAAGAAGTAACATTTAAAGATCCTCCGTTAGTCATTTGGACCGTTAACGCCCCACCGCTATACCAGTAAAGGTTATTATTTAACTCATACAAACTACCAACCGCAAGTGTTGGTGTGGCAGTTAGATTTACAAAATTAAGTGAATTGGAGCTTGTTAAGTTATGTCCTTGAATACTTAAATCACGATTAATATTCAATCCGCTGGGTGTAATTTGAACCCCACTATTTAAACTGTGATTGTGAGAATCTATGATATTTAATGAGTTGTTGACTTGCGTTGCGTAATCCGGACCGCTGTCAACACCCACCACAGGAATCGGTAAAAGCATGTTACTTGAAATGGTGGTAGTTGCCATATTAGAAGACCGCCAATGACACCACGCAGGGTGCCGAACTTGTTAGAGTTAAAGTTGTAGAGTTGAATGGTTGCGACCTATAAATTGTTGCCGCAGCATTTGTGTCGGTTATAAACCAGCCTACGGGAGTAGAGCCCAAATGATGGTTGATAACATTTGTTCCTGAAACTAAAGAAATACCACTTAACAGCGTTGGATTTGTTAAAGGATTCTTTAAGACTGGATTAAGCTGCGAGGCCCAAGATGATTGCATTAGCATGAGGTTAGTATTTGGGTCTTTAAAGGTCGGCAAAGCCATTTATTCCCTCTTTCCATTATGCAAGAAACAAGCCCCGCTGCTATGCATTAAGGCTTCTGCCTGTCCTACACGTTTTCCTATTTCATATCCATTATTATGGCCTACAAGATAGCCTGTTGCCACGGCTACACTTGTTAAATATACTAATAAAATTATAGATAAGATATGTTTCATACTAAAATCCGCCAATCGGACCTCCATTACCATAACCACCATTCATAGAGCCCCACTGACCGTTTTGTCTTATGTCTGTAACTCGGTCAGGTTGGCCCATATCTCGATTGTCCGCAGTCTCTTCGATACGTTGCTTAAGGAATACAAGTTCTTGGTCTAATTTCGTTGTATCAGATTCTTCTTTATCTAACGCATACTTAGCAGCTCTTATAATGATATATTGATTCCATCCCGATATACCAGTTGAAGTTAAGTCTGTGTCTTGTAACAACTGTGTCAAGCGTGGGATATACCAAATCCGTAGATTTTGGCCGGCAGATGGTGTTGGAATTAATTCAATGTTATTGCCCATTACTCTATATTGTAGATTAAACACACCGTAAATGGTGGAAGCTGTATTAGGATAAACAAACTTATTTCGATCCATGAAATTGAATTTATTGATTGTAACCCAAGCATTATTTGCAGTATTAAGCGATAGATCGACACCCTTCATCTTATAATAAGCTGGCGCTATATAGCCTGGCGTTCCATTAATACCGTTAATAAAGGGTGTTACGCCATCTGGTAGAGGATATAAATACGTTTGATTATTGTTATTAGGTTGTGAAGGCCATTGAGCAGGCGTAGCAATAAAGTATTCTTCATCAGCTGTAACTAGTAAATCGTATAATTCATACATTGCCTGATTAATGAAGCTATTCCACTCAGGTAAAGTAACAAAATTAGATCCAACTCTATCTGCTCGCTGCTGTGACATGAGGCGTAATTGACCTAAACTCATCTCCGCAGTTGGTGTGGGGATGATAGATTGTGGTGTAGTATAAGGACTAACAGTTCCATTGGATGCAGCAACTTGGTAAAAGTATTCAATTCCAACACTTACCGTTGTATCTAAATAATTATTAAGTGAAGACGTTGCTAAAGCCGTAAAGTTAACACCATCTGTGCTGCGTTGGATCACGTAGGAAGTGGCACCAGTGGATAGATCCCAACTCAAATAGTTGACGCGATTCCCGGTCTGCAAATAGAAGTTATTAGGTGTAGATGGTGCAGCCATTTAAGCTCCTGTTAAAACAGACGGGCGACTCGCACGCCCCCGGCCCCTATACCATGGCTATATGGTCCCGAATTCATTACGTTTTAAGCAAGTGTGGTTCGGGTATCTTGGCTTATTCGCCTTGAACTATAACTGAACTATTGCTCAACAAAAAACTTAAACTGATTACAGATCCATCGACTGGAGCTGCTACAGCACCGGATAAATTTCTGCATTGAAGAATAATTTGTCCGCCGAAGCCTTGAGGAAAGCTAAGAGGTTGAGCGGGAGCTAAAGCTTGCTTGCTGTCTCCAACGGTTTCAATTGACATAACTGCGGATCCAGCAGCTGCGGTTGGAGCTACTCGAGATACAGAAGCGACACCTGATCCAGTTGCTTTAGCAATGAAAGCTAGGCCCACTGCAGGGGTTAAACCTGCTGGAACTCCAAGAGCTAACCAATCAGCTGCTGTAGCATCTCCTAAGATGGTGATAACATAAGGGACGCCGATGGTAAGAGCAGCGTCACTAGCATCTACTGGGAGAGAAGATCCTAGTGGAGATACGATAGCGTTTCCGCCTGTGTAAAGTCGGCTATAGTTGTCTTGAAATTGGATTACAATAGTTCCAGAAGCTGGAT